TTTTTATATAGATCGTAAAACAGCAGAAAATAAAAATATTATTCAGTATCAATTAAATTCTATTTTAGATGTAGAAAATGCTACATTACCTGCTCGAACTATATTTTCTACAAAATGCCCTTTTCAGTACAGAGGTGAGGGTTGTTGCTATGAATATGATTCTAGATTAACATATATTCATAGCGGGGTATATGCTAATACAGTTAATCCTTCTTATCAAATCAAAGGATTGCAAACAGCCCCTCCTGTAGCCACACAAAATGATCAACTTTTTATTGGTCAAAGTGGAATAGCTATATTTCATACAGGAAATTCTGCAAATAGAAATGCAATATTAAGAATAACTGGAGGGCTAGGAAACTCTGGAGCTTGGCAGCTTAATGCTAATTATCAATCTGGAGATTTTACTTTTTTACAAAATAATGGCTTGAAATTTTATTTTGTTTGTATAAATAATCATCTTTCTGATCCATTTAGTGTTCCTCCTAATACTAATTATTGGACCTCAGATTCATGCTCGAAAAGCATATCTTCTTGTAGATTAAGATGGTTAAAAAATCCAGCATTTAGACCCGTGATTTGGCCAGAAAATAGAAATGGAGAAAATTTTGCTAAAACTTTTAAAAGATTTGAAGATCTTTTAGGTGCAACTAATTATAGATCTAATCAAAATTATGTTTTAACTGGAATAGATGGAGTACCTGTTTATTTTCCAAGAAGACCAGGAGCAGAAAATCCTATATCCGAACAAGCTCATGGAATTCCTAAAGATGCAAACGGAAATTATTTAAATGGATTTCTTCCATTTGGTGGATTTCCTGGCACAAACCAACCTCAACCTTAATATGATTGATAATAAAATTAAAAACTTTATAAAAAAACATGCCGAAGAGCAAAAAGAAAATGAAGTATGTGGTTTTATAATTGAAAAAGATGAAAAATTTGATTTTTTAAAATGTAAAAATATTTCAAAAAATCCATCATTTAATTTTGAAATATCTTCTGTTGAATATTTAAATATCAAAAAACAGTCAGAAAAAATTCATTACATTTATCATTCTCATCCTTTATTTTGTGAAGACTGTGTTTTTTCTGAGCAAGATAAAAATTGCGCAGAAGCATTAAATTTACCATTAATATTATTTTGCATCAAAACTAATGAATTTAAAATATTTAATCCAACAAATTTTAAATACAATTACACAGGACGTTATTATGAATACGGAAAGTATGATTGTTTCTCGCTAATTTTAGATTTTTTTAAAAATGAAAAAGATACAATGATCAAATATAATAAAAATAGATATAATGAAAAAAACATACTTTTCGGCGATAAATTAAAAAGATATTTTATCGAGATATTCTTAGAAAATAAATTTGAAATTTTAAATAAAAATGAAACTTTATCAAAAAATGATGTAATATTATTTGATATTTTTAAAGATTTAAATTCAAAACATTTAGGAATATATTTAGGTAATGAAACTTTTTTACATCAACCATTTTCTAAATTATCTAGAATAGAAAATAATTGGAGTGTATATAAAGATAAAATAGATTTAATATTTAGGTTAAATATATGATAAAAGTAAATTTACATGGAAAATTAGGTCAAGAGTTAGGGGAAAATTGGGAACTAGAAATATCTACTGTTGCAGAAGCTTTTGTTGCTATAGAAGCTAATACTAAAAAATTAAGAAAATGGATATTAGAAAATATAAATAAATGTGAATATGAAATTTTAATAAATAAAACAAATTTATTCGATGAAAAAAAAGAATTTAAAACAATTGAAGAGGTATATAAATCAGAATTATATTTTAATATTAAAAATAAAGTAAGTCAAATAGATATTATTCCTAAAATATATGGAGAATTTGATAGTCCATATTTTAAAGTAGCAGCGGGCGCTGCCGCGGTTGCAGGTGGTGTCGCATTGGCAGTAGTTTATCCTCCATTAGCTCCACTTGGTATAGGAATAGCAATTGCTGGAATTGGATTAGTCGCTGGAGGAGTAAGCGAATTGTTATCCAAACCTCCTCCATCTGTTCCATTTACAGCGCAACAAGTTAATCCAATAGATGGTCTAGGAGAGGCTGGCGGACCTGTATCATATTTATTTAATGGCCCAGTTAATACTGTTGGAGAAGGTGGTCCAGTACCAGTCGGATATGGAGAATTAATTGTTGGCGGTAATAATGTTTTTTCTAATTATGAATATTTTTATAGAGCATATGTATCTGACTATAGCGATGTAAATCTTCAGGTAATAAATCAAGGAAACAAGCAGTATCTTTTTAATTCTAAATGTTATTTAGTAAATCAAGATCCCTTGCAATCATTACCATTTTAATTTATGCCAGGAAATCCAAATCAATTTGCTGACGGACTAACCGATATTTTATTTCCATTAAATATAGGATATGGAACAGCTGGTTATAATTTTCCAGAGAGTACTGCTCAGGATATACCTGGACCAATATCTTTAAGTTTTAGTGGATCAAAGGTAGCATTTTTACCAACATTATCAGGAAATAATGAACCTTTATTTGGATTTGGTAAAGGTCCAAGTGGTTTTGCAACACAATATACTCCCTTAGCAGTTCTAACGGGCAGACAATTTCAAACATTTGAAGGAGTAAATTTACTCCCAAATACATATAATGCACCAGATTTAAGTACAATTTTTGGAGTAAGTTCCAATCCAGCCGTAGAAGCTGGAACTGCCCCACAAACAAATGGAACATTCTTAACTCAGAGATTTAAAAATGGTAGAGCATTTAATTCAATACAACAATTAGGAATATTAGATTTGATATGCGAAGGTCCTATAGAAGGTTTTGTTTCTGGAATATATATACCAAGTTTTAGCGGAAAAACTAATGGAGATATAGGTTATAGTGATGTTAAATTTAATCCATTTGCAAATTCACAAACAAATTCAATTTATTGGGACGATGTACCAATTACAGATTTACAAGGACTTTATAATTTTCAATATGTAAATTATAAGTATACATATGGAGAAAAAACTAATGACCATACAATATATAATCCATATATAAATTTATATGAAGACAGAAGTGATTATTTTGGTAGAAAAACAGATATTAATAAAATACCTTTAGAAACATCTATAACAAAAGTATATGGTGAAACTTTATATGGATTTTATGAAAGAAACCCATCAGCAGATTCTTTTGATCGTACTCCTAGTTCAGTTGTAACACCTAAAACATGTTACGTATATAATACGGATGTTTCATCAATTAAAGTAAGTATTAAAATAAATTCTTTATATCAATCAACATTAACTGGAGATTTCGCTGGGAATGTTAACAAACAACAACTAAGTATTAATTTTGGTATATATAGGATATTAAATAATGGAGACTTGGTTGAATTAGATACATCTAAATATCCTCCATATATTAAAGATTACTATTCTGACGATAATATTGGCATAATCGGTAAAGTTCAAAATACTCCAGTTGTTATAACTTATGAAATTGTTTTAAGACCTTTTTCAGAAAATAGCCCATATTTTCAATTACTACCAAATCAAATTGGATGGGCAATCGATATAACGAAACTTCAAAAAGAAAGCACAAATCCAGGTATAGGAACTTTTACAACGCTAGATAGTATAACTGAAGTTTATTCTGATAGATTTGTATATCCCGACACAGCTATGGTATTTTCTAAATTTGATGCAAGATATTTTTCTTCAATTCCATCTAGAACATATAAATTAAGATTATTAAAAGTAAAAATTCCAGTTAATTATGATCCAATTAAAAAAACATATAATGGTCCATGGAATGGACAATTTAAAGTCGCATGGACAGATAATCCTGCTTGGTGTTTTTACGATCTTATAACAAGTAATAGATTTGGTTTAGGTAAGTATATTAATGCAAATTTAACAGATAAATGGACTCTTTATGAAATAGCTCAATATTGCGATCAACTTGTACCAGATGGAACTGGAGGATTAGAGCCAAGATTTACTTGTAATTTATATATAGGAAATAAAGAAGAAGCTTATAAAGTTATAAATGATATGGCGAGTATTTTTAGAGCCATTGTTTATTACTCTGCAGGACAAATATTTACTGCTCAAGATTCTCCCAAAGATCCAATATATATATTTAATAATAGTAATGTAATTAATGGAGAATTTAATTATTCTGACGCTTCTAAAAAATCTAGAAGAACTGTAGCAATCGTAAGATATAATGATAAAGATGATAATTATAAACCCGCTATAGAATATGTCGAACATATGGAATCAATTATAAAATATGGAATTAGCGAAAAAGAGATAGTAGCATTTGGCTGTACTAGCAAAAATCAAGCTAGAAGGGTAGGTAAATGGTTAATTACAACTGATAATTTGGAAACAGAATTTTTAGAATTTAAAGCTGGTTTAGATGGTAATTTTTTAAAACCTGGAGATGTTATATCTGTATATGATCAATACAGAAAAAATTCTTCTTACGCTGGTCGTACTTTAGAATTAACCACGGAATATGCAATTTTAGATTTACCATATAATTCAATAAATACTTATGCTATCACTGGAGTAAATGCAAATAATTCATTTGTATTT